ATATGGCCAAGATCACAGGCTGGTGGTCGAAAACGCCGCAGGCCAACATTGGCATTCCCATGGGCGAAAGAAGCGGACTTGTTACGCTTGACGTGGATACGCGCCACGGCGGCGAGGAAAGCCTCGCGGCGCTGATCGAAGAATTCGGCACACTGCCGGAAACGGTCACGGCCACAACGGGCGGCGGCGGAAAGCACTATTTGTTCCGCTATACCGAGGAGCTTTGTCTGAAAAACGCAGTCGGCTTTCGTGATGGTCTCGACGTGCGCACGCAGGGCGGCATGATTGTCGCAGCTCCCAGCATGCACCAAAGCGGGCGTCGCTACGCATGGGACGATGGACACTCGCCCTTTGACAGGACGGCAGCGGATATGCCGCGATGGCTGATCGATGAGATCCGTAAGGTCGGCACCAAGATGACCGTCAAAAAGAAGGCTGAGGACGCAGCACCCCGCAGGAAGATCAAGGAAGGCGGCAGGAACAACCACCTTACCTCGCTTGCAGGGAGTCTGCGGCGCAAGGGCATTGGCGAGGAAGGCATCCTTGCTGCGCTTCGTGCAGAGAACACCGATCGTCTGGAGCCGCCGCTTGACGCGGATACCGTGACAGCAATCGCCAAAAGCATCACGCGCTATCAGCCCGAGGATGACGCGGCAGGCTATAAGCTGACCGACGTTGGCAATGCCGAGCGCTTTGCCGCAATGTTCAAGGACTGCATCAAGTACTGCAGCATCTACAAGAAGTGGTTTATCTGGAACGGCAAGTACTGGGTGCAGGATGACACGGGAAAGATCATTACCTACGCGATAGAGTGCGTTCGCAGTATTATACACGAAGCCGATCTGCTCCCCGAGGGTGATAAGCGCAAGGCAATGGTGCAGCATTCGTTGAAATCCGAATCCAGCGGGAAGCTGCGGGCGCTTTTAGAGATTGCCTGCGGAATGCCCGATATTGCGATTCGCAGCGAGGATCTGGATCGGGATGTGTGGCTGTTGAACTGCGAAAGCGGCACCATCAATCTGAAAACGGGCAAGCTGCAGGCGCATAACCCGAAGGACTTCATTACCAAACTCTGCAGAGCGCACATGGACACGGCCTGCGCCATACCGCTTTGGATGCAGTTGCTTTGCAAGGTCACAAAGGGCGACAAGAACATGCAGCGGTACATTCAGAAGGCCCTCGGCTATGCGCTGACCGGCGACACCTCCGAGCAGGCGATCTTCATACTCTACGGCACCGGCAGCAACGGCAAATCGACACTTTTGAACGTGTTTGCCGATATGCTTGGCGGCTATGCGCAGACAACGCCTGCGGACACCTTCATGCAGAAAAAGAACGATGCAGTCAGCAACGACATCGCAAGGCTCAAGGGCGCAAGGTTCGTTGCAGCGATAGAAATGGAAGAGGGCAAACGCATGGCCGAAGCGCTCATCAAGTCCATGACGGGTGGAGATAAGCTGGTGACGCGCTTTCTGTACGGCGAGTTCTTTGAATATGCGCCACAGTTCAAGGTGTTTCTTGCGGTCAACCATAAGCCGATTATCCGTGACACCACCAACTCCATCTGGCGCAGGATCAAGCTCATTCCGTTTTCGAGCACCTTCACGGAGCAGGAACGGGACAAGAACTTTCCGGCACGGATCGCGGCAACCGAGCTGCCCGGGATATTGGCGTGGGCTGTACAGGGCTGCCTTCTTTGGCAGCAGGAGGGCTTAACGATGCCGGACTTTGTGACAGAGGCGACTCGGGAATACAAGGACGAAATGGACTCGTTTGCCACGTTCTTCTTCGAATGCTGCGATGCGCGTGAAAGCGGACGCGTGTCAAACAAGCTGCTGCGTGCCAAGTATGACGAATGGTGCAGGGAGAACGGCGAATACACGCTGTCGCAAAGGCCGTTCAGCCAGAAGCTCATCGAGCGGGGCTATGTTAAGAAGAACAGCAGCGCGAACGGGGCCATTGAGTGGCATGGCTTTGTGCTTCGCGGGGAGGCGTCCAGATTATGAATACTGATGAACTGACTGATCCAGAGGCCATTTTCCCTTTTCTCCTATTTTATTTTTTCATACGCGACTTTATAGGAAAAAGAGTAAGTAAGAGTCAGAACCTAAGTAAACAGCAAGTACCCTCTTTTATGGCTTTTTCTTTAGAAGAGGGTTTCAGGGGGAAACAGTGATGAGTGAAAAACAGCTGATACAGGAAATTCGCAAATACCTTGCCACGCTGCCGGAGTGCTTCTTTTGGAAGGAGCACGGCGGGCAATACGGTACGGCGGGAATTCCCGACATCATCCTTTGCTACAAGGGATTGTTCGTGGCATTTGAGGCGAAGGTCGGCAGGAACAAGCCGACCAAGCTGCAGGAAGCGACGATCGCACAAATACAGGCGGCAGGCGGCTATGCGCTTGTAGTCCGAAGCGTAACAGATGCCCGGGCGCTGATCAGCGCCATGGACGCAGAAAGGGAGGCACAGCATGAACCAAATCGGCGACCCGTATGAGAACCTGGCAAACGCCATCGTGATACAAGCGGCTGCGGACTACAAGCGGACGCTGCGGACAATCCGCAGAGATCCCATTAGTGCCTCTGCAAAGGAACGTGCGAACCATATCGAGCGGTTCTTCCACTCAGAATGGTACCGGCATCTTACAAAGGTTGATGGAAAGCTGCTGGTCAAAAAGCTGAAGGAGGCGGTCATATGACGGCGAAGGCGTATCTGGAGCAGGCGTTTCGATTGGATCAGCGGATCAACAGCAAGATCGCACAGGTGGGCGCGCTGCACGAGCTCGCAACAAAAGCCACATCCACCATATCGGACATGCCCCGCGCGGCCTCCCCCAATGTGCACCGCATGGAGGATATCATTATGAAGATATTCGCGCTCGAGGAGGAGATCAATGCGGATATCGATGCGCTGGTAGATCTAAAGCGTGAGATCGTTGCAGTGATTAAGGCAGTGGAGAATACGGAGTACCAGACGGTATTGGAAAAGCGCTATCTCAACTTCGACAAGTGGGAGCAGATAGCGGTCGATATGGGATACAGCATGGATTGGCTCTTTGCTATTCATCGAGCAGCACTAAAAAATATCGAAATTCCCGAAAGACAACAGTAAACAACAGAGAAAAACAGTATGGATGTGTGATATCTTTATACTAACGAAATCCAGAATTTCAGACCGGCCTCCGAGGAAGAAACTCGGAGGCCTTTTCTGTGCCAAGGAACGCATTGTGAAATGCTTCAGGAAGAGGGGAATGGTATGCCGCAAAAGCCAAAGACGCCCTGCCGGTATCCCGGGTGCAGCGCACTGTGCGAGGAGGCGTACTGCGACAAGCATCGGCAGCAGGTCAATCATGAATACAACACGCAGCAGCGGGACAAGGCAGCCAGCAGCTTCTATGCCTCCGCTCGGTGGCGAAGCCTGCGAAAGCAGAAGCTCGCCCTCAATCCCATGTGTGAGGAATGCGCGCGGCAAAACCGGCTGACGCCCGCAACAATGGTAGATCATATCATACCGATCAAGCAGGGCGGCCAAGCGCTGGACATGGAGAACCTGCAAAGCCTTTGCTGGAGCTGCCACAGCGCGAAATCTATTTTGGAAGGCAGTCGCTTCGGAAGATAGTTGCTCTTGCCCTATCGGGTGGGGGTATCTGAATCTCCAGCGAGGATGAATCATAGACGGGCGTGGGGTCACGCGCGAATAATCGGGAAATCAAGAAGGTATATTGACCGCCTTTTCAAGTTTTTCCGCGTAATCAACCATTTTCAAGCGAAGGGAGGCGGCAGATATGGCCAATGGTCACGGTGGAGCACGTCCGGGCGCAGGGCACAAAAAGAAAGCGCTGTCGGAGAAGCTGACGGACGGCAACCCCGGCAAGGCACCGCTGACAAAGATGCAGTTTGACGTGCAGCAGAGCAAGCTGGAAGGCTGCGATATGCCGCCCATCGCCGAATATCTCAAGCAGGTCACAAAGAACTCGCATCAAAATCTTACACCGGAGATCTACGAGAGCACATGGAACTGGCTGAACGAGCGCGGCTGCGCGCAGCTGGTGAAGAAGGAGCTCATCGAGCAGTATGCACTGTACGTTACGCGCTGGGTGCAGTGCGAGGAGGGCATCAACCAGTACGGGCTGCTGGCAAAGCACCCAACCACGCAGATGCCAATCGCAAGCCCCTACGTTTCGATGGGACTGAGCTTTTTGAAGCAAGCAAACATCCTGTGGCTGCAGATCTATCAGATCGTCAAGGAGAATTGTGAAACGCCGCTTGGCAGCAATCCAAACGATGATCTGATGGAACGCATACTGGGGAGCAAGACATAACGGAGGTATCAATGAACATCGAACGAATCGCGATTGAGAAGCTGCAGGCGGCAGCATATAACCCACGGAAGGCCTTGAAACCCGGTGACGCAGAATACGAAAAGCTCAAGCGCAGCATGACCGAGTTCGGCTGTGTGGAGCCGATCATCTGGAACAAGACCACAGGCAATGTGGTAGGCGGCCACCAGCGCTTAACAGTCCTCAGGGATTTGGGAGAAACCGCGGTGGACTGCGTTGTTGTCGAGCTCGACGCAAAGCGTGAAAAGGCATTGAACGTGGCATTGAACAAGATTCAGGGTGAATGGGACAAGGATAAGCTGGCAGAGCTTTTGACCGAGCTTGACGGCAGCGAGTTCGATGTATCCCTCACCGGTTTCGACGCGGCCGAGATCGACGAGATGCTCAACGCGTTCTACTCCAAGGAAGCGGTGCAGGATGAATTTGACGTTGACGAAGCGCACGCCAATATTACAGCAAAGGGCGCGGTCACGAAAACGGGCGATATCTGGAAGCTGGGTGTCCATCGGCTCATGTGCGGCGACTCCACCTTGGCAGCAGACTTTGCAAAGCTCATGAACGGCAGCCATGCACAGATGGCAGTCACCTCCCCTCCGTATGGAGTGGGCAAGGAATACGAGGCGCAGGGCATCGAGCCATGGTTCAAGACCATGCGGCCTGTCATACAGAACCTGACAAAGTACGCGGGAATCGTGTGCTGGAACCTCGGCGACCTGTATGCCACCGGCACCCAGTTCATTGAACCTACGAACTTCTATTCCTCCGAGCTGTTCAAAGAGTGCGGTTTTCGCCCTCTATGGATCCGTATCTGGAAGAAGCAAGGGATGAACTTTGGCATAGGGCCCTATCATCTGGTCACGAACAAGCCCGTGCAGCAGTACGAATACATCTCGGCATTCAGCCGCAGCGGCGACGTGGAGTACAACGATCAGGAGTATGTGTGGCTCTCGGCATATGCCAGTCACTCCTTCCGCTTCGTCAAGCGGCTTACAAAGGAGGAGCGCAAGAACTGGGGCTATGCCGGCATCTGGGAAATGACAACGGTCAGAGCGAATAAGGAGCATCCGGCCATGTTTCCCGTCGAGCTCCCGTGGCGCTGCATCAAAATGCACGCCGACCGAGGCGACATTGTGCTGGAGCCCTTCTCCGGCAGCGGAACAACCATCATCGCCTGCGAACAGGCGGAGCGGGTCTGTTATGCCATGGAACGGTCACCGGAATACTGCGACCTTGCGGTGAAGCGCTGGGAGGAGTTTACGGGCAAAAAGGCGGAAAGGATACCAGGAAAGGACAAATCGCATGAAAAGAATTCTAACGGCTGAGAGCGTGACGGCGGGACATCCGGACAAGATGGCAGACCAGATTGCCGACAGCATACTGGATGAGTGCCTGCGGCAGGATGCATCAAGCCACGTGGCCTGCGAGGTCATGCTGACTGCAGATACCGTAATAATCGCCGGTGAAATCAGCTGCCGCGGCTTTGTGGATTATCGCGGCATCGCATTGGCCGTGATCAGCGAGGTCGGATACTCTGTGGACAAGCTCCGCGTGCTGGTGCTCATTCACGAGCAAAGCCCCGATATCGCGCAGGCGGTTGGCACGGACATGGAGCAAGGCGCAGGCGATCAGGGCATCATGTACGGGTATGCCACCAACGAATCTTTTAGCCGCATGCCGCTGCCAATCGCCATTGCACAGGGACTTACGCGTCGTCTGGAGGACTGCCGCACGAATGGCTGCATATCCGGGCTCATGCCGGATGGTAAGGCGCAGGTCAGCATCGAATACGAGGATGGTGTGTTCAACAGGATCACATCAATCGTAATCTCGGCGCAGCATGGCGCTTCCGCGAATATCGAAAAAATTCGGGACAGCATCCTGCACGAGGTGATTGAATCAGAGTTGTCCGAATTTGATCTGAGCGGTACGGAGATTCTGATCAACCCAAGCGGAAGATTCGTGCTTGGCGGCTTTGAAGCAGACACCGGGCTGACCGGGCGAAAGCTTATGGTGGACAGCTATGGCGGCATCGCGCACCATGGCGGCGGGGCCTTCTCCGGCAAGGATGCCAGCAAGGTTGACCGAAGCGGAGCATACATGGCACGGTACATCGCCTGCAACATCGTCGCTGCAGGATATGCGGATCAGTGTGAGGTGGCACTCAGCTATGCCATTGGAAAAGCAGAACCCACCAGCGTGAACGTTGATTCCTTCGGCACCGGCGTAATCAGTGACGACCGGATCCGAGAAGCTGTGCTGTCCGTGTTCGATCTGCGCCCTGCCGCCATCATTCAAAGGCTCGGCCTCACACGCCCCTGCTTTGCCGTGACAGCGACCGGCGGTCACTTTGGCCGAAGCGAGTTTGCTTGGGAGCAAACGGATATGGTCGAACAACTGGAAAACGCCCTAAATTAGCCACAAAATGAAATGTGTTCTAATTGCTAACTGTTCGTTTTTCGCTGGATATTTGCTGTTCTTTCCGGCTTAATGTCCTTACCGCAAAGGGACAAGAGCCCGCGGGACAAGGAGACAACGAGCATGGACATGAGGCAGCAGCACTTCGGCATCGAGATCGAGTTCACGGGCATCACACGCTACGACGCAGCAAAGGCGGTCGCAAAGCGCCTGGGCAGCACAGAACGGTACGTCGGCGGCACCTACAGCGCATACGAGATCGAAGACGGCACCGGCAGACGCTGGAAGATCGTAAGCGACGCAAGCCTCCGCTCAGAGAAGAAGGATGGCACGAGCGCAGGCGACGACTACAAATGCGAGATGGTCAGCCCGATCTGCGAATACAGCGACATCGAGACGGTACAGGAGCTGGTACGACAGCTAAGGCACGCAGGCATGCGGGTAAACAACAGCTGCGGCATCCACGTCCACATCGACGCAAGCACACATACGGCACAAAGCCTAAAGAACCTCGCGAACATCATGGCAAGCAAGGAAACCCTGCTCTTCGCAGCCCTCGGAACGGAAACAAGCCGCGTCGAGCGCTGGTGCAAAAAGGTAGACCCTCGCTTCCTCGAGAGGATCAACACAAGAGGTGAAAAGACCATGACGCAGCTGCGGCGGATCTGGTACAACGGCTGCGACGGCGCAAGAGAGCACTACCACAGCAGCCGCTACCACGCACTCAACCTGCACAGCGTCTGGCAAAAGGGCACGGTCGAGTTCCGATGCTTCAACAGCACGACCCACGCGGGCAAGATCAAAGCATACATACAGCTGTGCATGGCGATCAGCAACCAAGCGAAGACCCAGCGCAGTGCCAGCCGCAAGGAGACGATCACGGACAACCCCAAATACACCTTCAGAACATGGCTCATACACCTCGGGCTGAACGGTGACGAGTTCAAAACTGCAAGAGAACACCTGCTCAAGAACCTCGACGGCGACATCGCCTTCAGGAACGGAAGGAGGGCGGCATAATGACAAAGCTCTACATGGCATACGGCAGCAACCTCAACCTGCGCCAGATGGCGCTTCGATGCCCCACTGCCAGGGTGTTTGGAACGGCAATGCTGGAAGGGCACCAGATGATCTTCCAGCACGTGGCGACCATCGTGCCCCAAGCAGGCGCGGCGGTGCCGGTCGCCATCTGGCTGATCGACGCGGAGTGCGAGCGCGCACTCGACCGCTACGAAGGGTACCCCACGCTCTACCGCAAGGAGTACATCCCGATGCGACTGCGCGGCAAGCTCCGTAAGGTCATGGTATATATCATGAACGATGGCAGACCACAGATGCCGAGCGAACGGTATTACCGCATCATCGAGGAAGGATACCATGATGTTGGCTTCGACACGGTGCACCTTGGCAAGGCACTGGATGCCACAGAGGAACTGCTGTAACGACAATACTGCGAGGGCCGCTGCGTGCGGCTTTTCGTTTCGGAGGAAAAATGGATATACGGAAAATCGCCGTGGGAGAGCTGCACCCAGCCAGGTACAACCCACGCAAAGACCTGAAGCCCGGCGATCCTGAGTTTGAAAAGCTCAAGCGCAGTGTCGAGGAGTTCGGTTATGTGGAGCCGATCATCTGGAACAAGCGCACAGGCAATGTTGTGGGCGGGCACCAGCGGCTCAAGGTTCTGATGCACCTTGGCTATACAGAGGTCGACTGCGTGGTGCTGGACTTGGATACGCCGCGGGAAAAGGCGCTCAATATTGCACTCAATAAGATCAGCGGCGACTGGGACATGCCGCTGTTGACGGCGCTGCTGAAGGATATCAACGAGAGCGGCTTCGATTTCACGCTCACCGGCTTCGATGTATCGGAAATGAGTGATCTTTTCGATGATCAGTCGGAGATCGTGGAAGATGAGCCTCCAGCAGCAGCGGATACACCGGCCTACACGAAGCTTGGCGATGTGTGGCTGCTTGGACAGCACCGGCTTGTGTGCGGCGACGCAACTAACCCAGAGGATGTTGCGTTGCTCATGGATGGAGCCAAAGCGGATTTGGTCATTACGGACCCGCCCTACAATGTGGCATATGAGGGCAGCAACGGCCTCACGATTCAGAACGACAATATGCCCGAGGAGAAGTTCGAGGCGTTCCTATCGGCGGCGTTTCAATGCATGCACAGCAGCATGAAAGCCGGTGCGCCATTCTATATCTGGCATGCCGAGACGGAAGGCGGCGCGTTCCGAAAAAGCTGTACCTTCATGCTCGGACGTGTTCGGCAAATGCTGATTTGGAACAAAAACGCCTTCACGATGGGACATCAGGATTACCAGTGGAAGCATGAGGCCTGCATCTATGGCTGGACAGACGGCGGATCCCATTACTTCGTTGACGACCGCACGCAGGCAACCGTCATGGAGGATCCACGCATCGACGTGAACAAGCTCAAAAAGGAAGAGATGCGGGAGCTCCTGCGCGGCATGCTCAGTGACAAGACCTCCACAACCGTCATTGACGAAAACAAGCCCTCGCATAACACAGAGCATCCAACCATGAAGCCGCTGAAGCTTTTGGCGCGGCTGGTCAAGAACAGCAGCAGGCAGGGCGAGATCGTGCTTGACACCTTTGGCGGCAGCGGCAGCACGCTGATGACCTGCGAACAGCTGGGAAGGCGGTGCTATACAATGGAGCTCGACCCCAAGTACGCGGATGTGATAGTCAAACGGTGGCAAAATTTCACCGGTTCCACCGATATCTTCCTCATCCGCAACGGCAAGAAAACAAATGCGTCTTCTTTGCTAACAAGCCCAAATTAGCTGGACTTATGCTGTTCTTTCCGGCTTAATTGTCCCTACCAAAGCAAGGAGGCAACAAGCATGACAAGCGAACAAGCACAAGCAACCTACACGGAACTGCTCAAAAAGAACGGCTTCACGGACAGCGGGAGAACCCTCTACGACGGAACCACGATCTACGAACGCTGCTGGACGAAGGGCATCGAGATCGCCTTCTATGGGCACTCAAAGGAACACTACCGCATCGAAGCCTGGATCAACGGGTACTGCCCGATGGTCAGGGTGATCAAGAACGACCGCGTGGAAGGCAATCCCCGCGACTACTCGAGCCCCAAGCGGGCGATCAACGCGATCGCCGAGATCGTCCGGTGCGCCGGATACGCACTGTAAGGAGGGCAGCGATATGAAGGAGAAACGGATGGAGTTCTACATGACGGCGGGGATCGGCAGCGATATGGACGCTGACAACCGCTTCGCCTGTGAGATCGGCGACCTGATCCATCGCTATGTAAGCAGCGACTGGGGCATACTATGTGAGGACGACAAGGCGCTCAACCGCAGGGCACTCTCGGAAGGCGGGCGCGTCCTTGCCGCATATGATACCAGCCGCGGCAAGGTGTACATCATAACGGATGACACACAGGCGATGCCAACGATCACAACGGTGCTGTACGCACATGAGTATTAGGGAGGAAGCGACCATGAAAAAGGCAGTAATCCAGTACGACAGCCGCGGCGAAAGCGGCAACATTTACTGGCTGCTTGGCGCATTGCAGCAGGTCATGCGAAAGCAGCGCCGCATCACAGCCTTCAATGACCTGCGTGACCGCGTGTTCAAAGCACAGAGCTATACAGAGGCGTTGGCGATCATAGGCGAAGAGGTCGAGCTCATTGACATCTCAGTATGAGGTGGTTGTTGTAAAAACTGCAACAACCCCATTCGGTACAGCATCGAACAAAACAGACAATCCAAGGAGCAGCAAGAGCTGTCCTTTTTTATTGCGGGGAGGGTGAATGTGGCAAACAGCAGAATAATCGTACCGGAGAAGAAGCTCCTTACAAATCCCACCCTCGCCGAGCGCGCAGTTGCGTTCATCAACTCCCTGAAGCATACCAAGGGCGAATGGCATGGAAAGACCTTTGACCTGTTGCCATGGCAGGAAACAATCATCCGTGATGTGTTTGGCACGGTGAAGGAGAATGGCTATAGGCAGTACAATTCGGTTTACGTTGAGATACCGAAAAAGCAAGGCAAGAGCGAGCTTGCCGCTGCTGTCGCCCTTTACCTCATGGCGGGCGACGGCGAATGGGGCGCGGAGGTCTACGGATGTGCAGCAGACCGGCAGCAGGCGTCCATTGTGTTCGATGTTGCCGTAGAGATGGTCGAGCAATGCCCTGCACTCAAAAAACGCATCAAGCCGGTGCTCTCACAAAAGCGGCTTGTGTATCAGCCGCTGAACAGCTTCTATCAGGTGCTGTCGGCGGAGAGCTATACCAAGCACGGTCTGAACGTCCATGGTGTTGTGTTCGATGAGCTTCATGCGCAGCCGAACCGATTGCTGTACGACGTCATGACCCACGGCTCCGGCGATGCACGAAAACAACCGCTTTTCTTTTTGATCACCACAGCGGGCACCGACCGCAACAGCATCTGTTGGGAGGTGCATCAAAAGGCCGAGGATGTGCTTGCGGGCAGGAAGATCGACCCGACCTTTTATCCCGTCATCTACGGCATCCCCGAAGAAGCAGACTGGGGCAGCGAACAAAACTGGTATAAGGCCAACCCATCGCTCGACGTGACGGTCGATGTGGAGAAGCTGCGGGCTGCATACAACAACGCTAAGGACAATCCAGCGGAGGAGAATCTGTTTCGCCAGCTGCGGCTGAATCAGTGGGTCAAGCAGTCCGTCCGGTGGATGCCGATGGACGCTTGGGACAAATGCAATGCTGCAGTAGATACGGAAGCATTGATCGGCAGAGAGTGCTATGCAGGCCTTGACCTTTCGAGCAGCACGGACATCACTGCATTTGTGCTGGTGTTTCCGCCGCAGACAGACGAGGAGTCTTACGTGATCCTCCCCTACTTTTGGGTGCCGGAGGATACGCTGGCCCTGCGTGTTCGGCGCGATCATGTTCCGTATGACGTTTGGAAAGCGCAGGGCAGCGTCATGACAACGGAGGGCAATGTCATTCACTATGGGTTTATCGAAGACTTCATTGAAGATCTCGGCACCAAATACAACATCAAGGAGATTGCTTACGATCGTTGGGGCGCTGTGCAAATGAGCCAGAATTTGGAAGGCGCAGGCTTTACCATCGTGCCTTTCGGGCAGGGGTTTCGAGATATGAGCCCGCCGACCAAGGAGCTTATGAAGCTGGTACTGGAAAAACGCATTGCTCACGGCGGGAACGCGCCCCTTCGTTGGATGATGGACAACATCTATGTGCGCACCGATCCGGCAGGAAACATCAAGCCGGATAAGGAAAAATCCACCGAGCGCATCGACGGCGCAGTCGCCGCCATCATGGCGCTGGATCGAGCGATACGCTGTGGAAACGGTGTCGGTGCCTCAGTATACGACGAACGTGGCATATTAATTTTTTAGGAGATTTTGCGTGATTGAGCTTAACGTAACAAAGGCCAAGATGAATGCCGCGACATATGAGACGCTGACCAGCGGTATGGCGAACGCGGTGTCCGTACATTTCACTTTCTCCTCCGATTGGGACAACCTCAGCAAAACAGCTGTGTTCAGCAACGGGGCAGAAACCATCGCTGTTATGGAGAACGCATGGAACGGTACAGACAGCTGCATCGTGCCGCATGAGGTGTTAGAAAAGCCATACCGGACAATCGTTGTAGGGCTTGTGGGTACAAGCGGCAGCTCGGTGATTCTTCCTACGGTATGGTGCTCGATAGGCCGGGTACGCCTTGGCGCAAGTGCTCAGGGCGATTCATCCACGAATGCGGCTTTGCCAGTATGGGCACAAATGGAAAACAAAATCAGCGGTTTGGAAACGACGTCATACACGAGCCTCGAGAAAAATCCATCGGGCGGAAGCAGTGGGTATCCTGTCAGAGTCCTTCTGCACGGGCTTACCTCCGCAGACGCGGGAGCGCATCTGCATGTGTACTCCGTTCTGCGCAATCGGCAGCGTAAAACATGCTGGCGGCATCCTTCCAATTATTGCGTTGCCGACGAGGGCGGCGGCCGCCTCGGATACGGACAGATCGCAGGCTTCACATATGGCGGAAACGCAGAGTATAACTACAGCGCTGTACCGGAATGGATGCCCAATGACGGCTATCTTGAGACCGAGTTTACGCTCACCAAAGCGGTCATAGAGCGCGGATACTATGATGTCGACATATCGACATGGCTCCTGCCGCTTGTCAAGCCTAAAGCATTCGGGGATAACGGACTCATGTCTTGGGATGAGATCGGAATTATTGGGCTTTCTCAATATGGACAAAACAGTCCGCTGCTGTTCCGGTTTAACATTGAAAGGGGTGGTTCGGTTGTTGGTGAAAGCCATGATACCCTATGTATTGGGCTGCGCGGGAGCCTGCCTGATACATCGGACTGGTTTGACAGCCGCGATGGTTCAATCCGCACAAATCACATGTATGTAAGCATTCGGTAGCTTTCATTTCCCTGCCGACGTATGGCGTTCTCGGCAACGGGGCCTTGGTGGATCTATCCTTTGGTCGTCGGAGGGGTTTCAATCTTTTTAAGGAGGTTCTTATATGGGACTTTTTCCCGGGCTGTTCCGTTCACGGGACAAGCCTAAGGACGCAACAGCAGGCAGCGGTTATAGCTTCTTCCTTGGCGGCACAAGTGCAGGGAAAACGGTCAATGAGCGCTCCGCCATGCAGATGACCGCAGTATACAGCTGTGTGAGGATATTGGCAGAGGCAGTCGCGGGACTGCCTTTTCATTTGTACAAGTACAAGCCGGACGGCGGTAAGGAAAAGGCGATTAAGCACCCGCTGTACCGCATTCTGCACGATGAGCCGAATCCTGAAATGACCAGCTTTATATTCAGAGAAACGCTCATGACGCACTTGCTTTTGTGGGGCAACGCATACGCACAGGTCATTCGCAACGGGAAAGGCGAAATCCTTGCCCTGTACCCGCTGATGCCAAACCGTATGAGCGTCGACCGGGATGCAGCCGGGCAGCTGTATTACACCTACACCCGATATGGTGACGAAGCGCAGCAGCAGCAGAAAGCGGAAACAGTACGGCTCAAGCCGAATGATGTGCTGCACATCCCCGGACTGGGCTTTGATGGCTTGGTTGGCTACTCACCAATCGCCATGGCAAAAAACGCGATCGGGCTGGCAATGGCCACCGAGGAATACGGGGCGAAGTTCTTCGCAAACGGCGCGGCGCCGGGCGGGGTGCTGGAGCATCCGGGGGTTATCAAGGACCCGGACAAGCTCAAGGCGAGCTGGAACGCGGCGTATCAAGGCAGCGGCAATTCCCATCGGATTGCCGTACTTGAGGAGGGCATGAAGTACCAGCCCATTGGGATCAGCCCGGAGCAGGCGCAGTTTCTTGAAACGCGAAAGTTTCAAATCAACGAGATTGCAAGGATATTCCGTGTACCGCCCCATATGGTAGGCGACCTCGAAAAGAGCAGCTTTTCCAACATCGAGCAGCAGTCGTTGGAGTTTGTGAAATACACATTGGATCCATGGGTCACACGCTGGGAGCAGGCGGTCAATCGCGCCCTGCTCCTGCCAAACGAAAAGTCAGTACTGTTTGCAAAGCTGAACGTGGACGGGCTGCTGCGAGGCGATTACGCTTCGCGCATGAGCGGATATGCCACGGCAAGGCAGAACGGATGGATGAGTGCAAACGACATTCGTGAGCTCGAAAACCTCGACCGCATACCGGCGGAGCAGGGCGGCGATCTGTATCTGATCAATGGCGCGATGACCAAGCTCAAGGACGCAGGCGCGTTCGCGCCTACTACAACTGAAACGGAGGGAAACAAGTGAAAAAGTTCTGGAACTGGGCACGGGACGCGGATGACGGTTCCCGTGTTCTTTATTTGGACGGAGCAATCGCCGAGGAGTCGTGGTTTGATGATGACATTACGCCAGCGGCTTTCAAGGCAGAGCTCACAGGCGGCAGCGGCAATGTCACCATCTGGCTCAATTCGCCCGGCGGCGACTGCATTGCAGCCAGTCAGATCTATGCCATGCTCATGGATTACCCGGGCAGCATTACGGTAAAGATCGATGGGATTGCAGCAAGCGCGGCGTCGGTCGTGGCTATGGCAGGTACGACCGTGCTCATGGCGCCCACGGCGCTCATGATGGTGCATAACCCGCTCACGGTGGCGATTGGCGACAGTGAGGAGATGCAAAAAGCCATCGATATGCTCTCCGAGGTTAAGGAAAGCATCATCAACGCTTATGAAATCAAGAGCGGTCTATCACGGGCAAGGCTCTCGCATTTGATGGATGCCGAAACGTGGATGAATGCAAACAGGGCAATGGAGCTGGGCTTTTGTGATGGACTGCTTGCAGATGACAAAAAGCCGCCGACGGATGAAGCCGAGATCAGCTTTGCATTTAGCCGAAGGGCAGTTACCAACTCGCTGCTCAACAAAGCCATGAAAAAGGGCCCCACCGTTCCCGAGCCGGAGAAGCAAGGGCGTTCGGTGGATTCGCTCATGGAACGTCTGAACCTGATCAAACACAATTAAGGAGGAATACAAAATGACGATTCTCGAACTGCGCGATAAGCGCAACAAGACCTGGGAAGCTGCAAAGAGCTTCCTTGATTCCCACCGCAGCGACAAGGGCACCCTCTCTGCTGAGGATGATGCTTCCTATTCCCGCATGGAGCAGGACATCACCGATCTTGGCAAGGAGATCTCTCGACTGGAACGTCAGGAGGCGCTGGACGCCGAGCTGAGCAAGCCCATCGGTAAACCGCTCACCACCGCTCCGCTTTCGGGTGCCAGGAAGGATGGCCGTGCTTCCGATGAGTATCGGCGTTGCTTTTGGAACCTGATGCGTTCCAAGGCAGCGATGCCCGAGATCGTGAACGCGCTGCAGATCGGCACCGATTCTGAGGGTGGCTATCTTGTGCCGGATGAATACGAGCGCACGCTCGTGGAAGCGCTCGAGGAGGAGAATATCTTCCGTCAGCTCGCCAAGGTTATCCAGACCTCCAGCGGCGATCGGAAAATCCCCGTTGTGGCATCCAAGGGTACTGCTGCATGGATTGACGAAGAGGGCGCGTTTACCGAGAGCGACGATTCCTTCAGCCAGGTCTCCATCGGGGCGTACAAGTTGGGCACCATGATCAAGGTATCCGAAGAGCTGTTGAATGACTCTGTGTTCGACCTT